AGACTTCTGGCTCAGGGTCTGCTTCAATGATTGGTTCTGGAGCCGGAGTAGGCGCAGGCTTATTCATCTGTGCCAGTTTCCATTCCTTGATGTCAACCGGACTCAGACTGCGAGCTGCGAGAAGTTCACCAGTGATAGGATCAACCCACCCTTTGTTTGTGGGTACAGCGGTTTTTGCAAAAGAAGGAGGCTTAATCATACTCTTAATCCTTTAATTATTCGTTTTCATTTGTTGTAAGGCTTTGGTGATACCGTCGATGATCTCAGCCTTGAGAGGATTTACAAAAGAAGTGTCACCCTTGTTAGCGATAGGATGATTGTGCTTCAGCGCTTCTTCAGCACCTTCCTTGTTCTTTCTGTAGATTTCTTCGGCATCAAGAGCAATCTCTTGCTTATGCGTATTCAAGTGATCCTGCTCGTTTGGAGAAGCTTTACCAGGACGTGGCACCTGCTTGTTGAAGGTATCAGAGGTGGCATCATCTGGGCCGTGCTGTGCGGTTCCAGCTCCTTCGTTGACAGATTCAGTAAAGTGCGAATGAGCTACTGGAGTCTTCTTCCTTGTTTGAGAACTGGAAAGGTGTACTGTATCACCTTTACGATGCGCGGTTACCTTAGTACCCGTCTCATCCTTAAAGCTTGTCTTCTGATTGTCACCGAGCTTTTTGATTGCGGCCTGATGCTCAGGGTGAAGCGGATAGGAGTGCGATGTGCCGTGATTTACCGTCATCATCCGGCCGAACTTATAATTTTTCTTCTGTACAGTTACAGCTTCGTTCATCAGATCATCGTGATTTTTCATTGCGTAATTGTTTGCATCTTCTTCGTCTTTGAACTTGGCAACGACCTTACCAGACTTGTTATAAACGCAGTACATCTTCATCTCGTCGTTGTACTTCACGTGATCCTTTGGATCCATCTCCGTATGAGCAGCATCTTGTAAGTCTTTTTTAAGTTGTTTAGCTTGTCCAGCGTGGGCTTTACTAGCACCTTTTAGTGCTTTGACAACTGCTTTAACTGTATCAGTGTCTTTTGCATCCAACGCTTCTTCTACTGGTTCCGCGCACTCGCATTCTGCGTTTTCCCCACACTCACAAGATTGCTCTTCGATCTCTTTTGCGGCATCGATCTGTCTAGCGGTTGTGCTTTTCATGGTGACCTTATAGGTCTTATCACCAAACTTAAAAGAGTCTTTGCCTGCCTTTTTAGCAGCAGCTGCGGCTCCCATGAAGTCAGATACGTCCTCGTCTGCGATTCCTTCTGGCACCCAGGCTTCACGTTTAACCTTTTTGGCGCCATACATTTCCATCATGGCTGTTCTAATTGACATTTGTTATTCCTTACTTGTTAAACAGGTAGGTGATTAAGGTGCCGAAACCACCCACCACGCCTGTGATAATTATCCAACTGATTCTATTTATAATATTTACGGTTATCTGGTTCTTTTGAACCACTTTTTCCATATCACCTACTTTATCATATAGTTCGTAAATATCTTTTCTTAGGATCTTATGATCTTCTTCTTGATTAATCAGTTTCTCTTCAACTCTTGCCATTTGCACGAGAACTTCAGAGAGCTTATCAATTTTTGATTCAATGCGATCCATGCGCTCTTCGTTAGTTGCCATTAGTTGTCTACCTTTGCTCCTGCTCTCCATTGGAAACATGACCAGTACCGAGCCTTCCACTTAGGACCCGGGTTATCACAGTTATGTCTAGCACGGAAACTCTTACGGCGAGCTGGATCATCTCTCTTAATTTCCATGTTCGGATCGCCGAATCCAAGTTTAATTACGTTACCTTTTTCATTCTTAACGTAGACATAGAATTTTTTCTTCCCGTCGTTGGAACGGAAAGGATCGTTGAGCTTTACCTTACGGCCTTGATACTCGGCCTGCTCAACAAGCGGTGGCTCGTCTATGTAGCAACCGAAAGACTTCATCCCGCAGGCCTTCTCGCTGGTTTATTCATTCTACCTAAAGCTTTGCCCAATTTACCTGCTGCTTGCACGACAGAAGATCTTCTCTTCATCGCTCGCTGACGCTTACGATCGTCAATTTCTTTCTGAGCTTGCTCTCTTTCTCTTTTTCTCTCTTCGCGTTCACGACGAGCTTTAGCTACCTTGACAGGATCAAATCTATCTTTAACTTTCTTTGCGGCAAGCGCTGCACCACCGATAGCAGCAATAGCACCTACGCGATCTCCCGCTGCCATAGCTTCATCTACTTTTTTTTCGTCATCATCATCTTCTTCGTCTTCGCTTGCCATGTAGTTGTAAGCAGAAGTCATATAGTCAGAGGCTTTGGTGATTTTGGACTGCACCCATTCTGGCATGTTCTCTTCGTCGTCCAAAATATCCATCATATCTTCAGCGTTACGAACGATGGTCTTGAGCTGAGTCTTAGCCATTTCGCCTTCGTTATCATACTCGTTAGGGTCTTTAGCTTCATTCATGCGCTTGAGGTATGCAGCAACAGATGGATGCTTGGATAATCCCTTAGCGATTCTTTCGATCTTGCGTACAGCGTCGCTGTAGTTTCCTTGCTTGTAGCGAGGATCAGCAGCGATACCCATTGCCATCTTTACCTCTTTTCCACTGAAGGCTTCTTCTACAGACTCTTTTCCTGTAAAAGTTCTCACCAGCTTTTTCTTGTTTCTACTGGATTTAAATTTCTTAGTAGCGTAGCGACCGAACTTCACTGCCTGATCGAATTTTTTATCGCCGGTTTTCTTATCGCCTGCAGTATCAGCGTCTTTAGACTGACCCATTGCCTTTTGATAAGACTTCATAGCTGTCTTATAAGAAACTTCATCTACTTTATCAGGTAGGCCTTTATGCTTTGTCTTAGCAAAGTCTTCTAACTCTTTCTCAGACATACCTTTTGCCAGGTCTTTTACAGTGTCGGATACCTTATCACCAGACACCTCACCCCGCTTATAGGCTAAAGCAAGACCCATGAGTTTCTGTTGCTGTTTGGATACTGCTTTCTCTTGTAATTCTTTAAACTTCATTATCGGCTCCCGAACTCGTGACCTGCTACACGTTTCATTTGTTTTGTAAACTCCTTGTAAGAAGGCTTGTTCTTATAGAGCTTGATAGAGATCTCAGGGCGGTCTTTACCTTTGATTCTCCAGTTTAAACCTTTTTCTTTATGCTCAGGCTTGGTGGTCTTGACAACCCTGCGCTTATAACCCGCTGGCCATGGCTCAGGCTTTCCGCCTGGACCCTCATCCATTTGGCCCGGAGTCTTCTTCTTTGTATGCTTGGTGTATTTCTTAGTACCAATTTCATAGTACTCTTTGAACCGTTGCATTATCCACGCACCTTCGCTGCTAGATCTTTATCAGCTTTACCCCATGTGCCAGAAGACTTGGTGATGAAAGAGTTAACTCTAGCCATTCCCCATTGTTGAGGAGTCGTTCCAGGTCTGTGACCCGTACGCCAAGCTGCCATGCCTCGGTTGTATACTTTTCTCAAGATTCCCAAAGGCATGCCGCTCTTCTCTGCTTTCTTTTTCAGTCCGGCAGTCGCATCTTCGGAAATGTATTCTTTGAACTTCATTTGTCTTCTCCAAACATCTGTCTGAATTTCAGAGTGTGCTTTGATAGTTTCGTCTTAGCTTTTGCATCCCCAGGAGCCGGCTTGTATGCAGCTGGATTGTCATCGCTCATCTTAGCCTGCTTCTTGAACTGTGCGTCTCTTTTTTTCTTAGTAGTTTTGGAGAGACCTTTGTGATATGCGGCTGGTTGAGATCCTTTGCGATCTTTGATATCTGGATCCTGACGCGCCTCTTCCACGGCATCCAACCATGTGCGCTTTCTCTTGCCGTCAAACTCTACGATCAAATAGTTTGATCCGCAATGGGCAACTACTCCCATCTCGCCGGATTCCTTCAGGCGAACCGTAGTGCCAACAGTGAATAGTTCGCCGCTAACGTAGCTCTCACGTGTTTCGGAAACTGGCGCCAGCATAACATGTTGAGCAAACGATTTATTTTCATTGAGATTCATTCCTTTTCGAACTGCGTTAAACAGATCTTTTGCCAAGGAGTCATTTGCACCTTTAGGAAGACCCATGGAGAATTTGCGGAAATCATTGTTCTTGGCATTGTCACGCTGCTTCGAAGCGGACATTCCCGATACGTCATCCGAATCAGGGTCACGATCACCGGCGGATACGACCTTAATCGTTTCGAAATCGTATTTACCGTGACGTGCGTCAATGCCGTTATACTTCTTGAGTAGTGAATCAAACTCTTTGATTCTATCGGAGCCAACAACCATCACCAGGTTCTTGTATCCTTTCTTACTCATGTGTACCGCTGCCATGAGAACGTTTTTGATATTCTTATCCAGCATAATGTTCCTAGCATGCTTGGGGAACATCTTACGCATGAACTTCACTTTGGTTTGATAATCCAAAGGATTCTTTTTGGGATCGGAAGACTGAGATGCAAAGATGAAATAGTCTTTGCCTCTCGCTGTAGATGCAAGCTTATCCAGTAACTTCTCATGACCAGTCGTCGGTGGGTTAAACCGGCCAAAAACCAGGTAACCTACGGATGACTGTTCTTCTAGATATCGCTTAAATCCATTAATCATAATTTATCCACGCCTTCTTTGCACGTCTAATTTACGCTTACTAGGTAACAATCTCTTTGAGATAAATCCTGTAACGTTTTTGGCTCTGTCTAATCTTTTCTCAACTCGTGCTTTTTGAGAAATGGACATGTCTTTTTTAGTTCTACCGCCATAGTATCTTCTGGTCAAGATATCTCTTGCAGTTCTTCTGCCACGTCTTTTCAACCTATCAAGAGTGGCTGGTCGTCTTAATGCGATTTTTCTCTGTCTTTGCAGACGCTGTTTGCGCCTACGCATTTCAATAGACTTTTTACGTCTAGCTTGAAAAGTTAGTACTTCAGAAACGGGTAAAGACTCCCCCTCACTAGGAGAGGAAGTCTCAGCTACAACGGAGAGGAAGTCTTTAAACCCGATCATTTTAGAACTTGAAGCCTATGCCAACTTTAAGGCCATCAGCAGTA